CAGATCAGTAGATGGCACTAGCTTAGTCACTTGGAAGTCCAGCAAGGCAAGCAGTCGTTTTAGTGCTGATTTATTTAAACAAGGGATGCCTGATATTTATGAGAAGTTCGTTATTGAGCAGCCAGGATCACGGAGGTTTTTACTTAAATGAGCGCAGAAAAAATTATAGCTATTGCAATGCTTTTAGGTACTTTGATTGGTTTTGCTTTTCAACTTTATAAATTGAAGGGGAATTTATGAGCAACATAGATATTGCAGTTTGGATTATGGCTGTTAGTTCAGTCATAGATACGATTTACACACTTTCGGAGATGATTCATGTCTAATTTAGTCGCTTATTCAGAAATGGAGCAGATGGCACAAGCTATCGCTGCTAGTGGTTTGTTTGGCATGAAGGATAAAAACTCTGTGCTAGCTCTCATGGCGGTTGCTCAGGCTGAAGGTTTACATCCAGCAACAGCAGCAAGGGATTTTCACATTATTCAAGGCAGACCAGCGCTAAAGGCTGATGCGATGCTTGCACGCTTTCAAAATGCAGGTGGAAAAGTCACATGGAAGGATTACACAGATGAACGAGTTACAGGAGTTTTTTCACATCCCAACGGGGGTGAGCTTGCGGTTACATGGACTATCGAGCAAGCAAACAAAATCGGTCTTGTCAAACCTGGGTCTGGATGGCAAAAGTTCCCCAGAGCGATGCTACGAAGCCGTTGTATTTCAGAGGGGATTAGATCAGTTTTCCCAGGATCTGTTACTGGCTTCTACTCACCCGATGAGGTCGAAAACTTTGAAAGCACGCCCGTCAAGCCTCAAGTATTAAAAGAGATGGGCAATATTCAAGTCGTTGCACCAGAAGTCACTGTAAAGGCTGGCGCTGAGGCAATAACGATCGAGAATATCAAGAGTGATTTAGGTATTCCCTTGAACATCCCTGGAACTGATGAGCCTTATGCAGTGTATTTAAGTCGTGATGATTGGATTGATGGCTTTGCAGAATTACACGCCAAGATCCATGAGTCTAAGAAATACAGTGATGAGGAGCGTTACAAAAAACTTAATGCTTTGAGGGATTGCAATGCAGCCTATACAAAAACATTTGATGGCAATACAACAGCGAAGTTCTTATCAAGAGTCCAAGAGTTTAGAAAGGAAATCAACAATGGCTAACGGACATATCGCCCAGATGGGCAAAGGCGTTTTATTTCAAAACGAAAAGAAGCATGAGCGTTCACCTGACTGGAAAGGCACTTTATTGCTTTCTGAGGATTACAAGGCAGGGCAAACACTCAAGATTGCTGGCTGGACTAAACAAACGCCAAAAGGTAGCTTAATTAGCTTGTCTGAGGATAATTGGAAACCAGACACTGGTGGAACTTATCCAAAAGAAGTTAATAGGCGTGTTGATGACGGGGAAGTGCCATTTTGAAAACACTAATCGGTATTACACTGGTTTTATTTTTATCAACTAGCTACGCAGTGACTAAATGTGAGCGTGATGGTCGTGGAGGTATTTGCTGTTGGGATACTGACACAGATGGTCCTTTTAAACCGATAAGCTGCTACTAATGATTGTTTTAAATCTGCCCTATCCTCCTAGTGTTAATCATATCTATATCAATGCTAGGGGGAGGCGCTTTCCTAATGCAAAGGCTAAAGCCTACAAAACAGCAGTGCAGGAATACATTGCAGAGTATCGAGTGCCGAAACTAGGTGATGCCAAGATTGCGCTGATTGTTTGGGCTTATCCACCAGATAGGCGAAAAAGGGATATTTCAAACCTTTTGAAGATTATTGAGGATAGCTTGCAGGATGCTGGGGTATTTGACGATGATTTCAACATTGATTTTATTGAGATCAAGCGTGGAGAAGTTAAAAAGGGCGGTGGATTAGTGGTGATGATTGAAACAATGGATGAGTTTTCACCAGTCCAAGGGGAATCTGGCGTGAATTAGCCAGGTAGTTAGGGGTTGAGCCAGCCAACTTCTTGGGCAAGCTGGCACTCATTTAAGGGGATATTTATGAGCAAATTTAATTACGGATTAGGAAAGACTTATAGGAGCGCTTCTGAGGCGTTTAGAGATGCTGACTATGCAACTGCTATACAAAGACCTTATCAGCGTGAATACGATGGTTTTTGGGCTTTTATGGGGGTTTTAGCGTTTGTCGCTATCTTCGGTTATGGTTTTTGGCTCACTATTGGTAGATTCTAGTGAATGGATCAAATTCCTACGCAGAACGGCAAACCGTTGCTAACAAAGGTGAGGTTTTATTTCAAAGATGGTGTGAATCTCACGGCTATCAAGCTAGCAGGATTGGCTTTGATGAAAAGTCTGGAAATGTGGCTAATTTTTTCAATTTGCCTTGCTTGTTACGCAATTTACCTGATTTTGTTATCAATCGAAATGACGAAACAATGGTGGTCAATGTCAAAGGTACAGCCAATTTCAAAGAAAAAGAAATCAAAATGATTCCGATGTTTTTGGAATGGTTTAGCAGCAAGAAAGCACCACTGGTTTATGCTTTTTGTTTTGAGGATTGCGATCCTTTGTTTATCTACCCAGAGAAAGTCATTTATCTGTACGAGAAAGCACAAAATCGCAAATGGAATGATGGCGTTATTTATCGCAACTTAAACTTTATGGAATTACTATGACAGACCTAACAAAAACTAATATTTTCATTGCAACGCCAATGTATGGAGGTATGTGCGCTGGTTTTTATACTCAATCAGCTATGCAATCTCAAATGGTGTTTTCTCAGCATAAGATCAACGCTGCTTTTAGCTTTATGTTTAACGAGAGCTTGATTACCCGTGCCAGAAACGCTTTAACAGCCACTTTCTTAAAAGGTGAATACACGCATTTAATGTTTATTGATGCAGACATTCGTTTTAATCCTCATGACATCGTAAAGATGATTGAGGCTGATAAAGACATTATTTGCGGTATTTATCCTAAAAAAGAGGTCAATTGGGATTCAGTAAAGAACGCAATGAATAACGGTGTACCTAACGATCAATTAAAACACCATACAGGCTCTTTTGTGGTCAATTTAGTAGATTACCAAGGAGAGGTGACTGTGCCTGTTGGAGAGCCTGTAGAGATCTTTAATGGCGGTACTGGTTTTATGTTGATTAAGCGTGAAGTCTTTGAAAAGTTAAAAGATCATGTGCCAAGCTACTTAAACGATGTCACAGATCTTGCTGGATCTTTAACTAATCGTGAAGAAATTAAAGAGTATTTTGCTACTTCAATTGAGCCAGGCACTCAACGCTTGCTTTCAGAGGATTATCATTTTTGCCGTATTTGGCGTGAAATTGGTGGAAAAGTCCATGCTGCGCCTTGGTGTCAACTTGCTCATATTGGTACTTATGCTTTTGAAGGAAGGCTTATTCCAGCACCATGAAAATAACAATCCATACCGATACATCCGACAAAATTCGTGAATTGTCAGATATTACGCAAAACAATCATTTGGCTTATTGCCAAAAACATGATTACACCTACGATTGCGTATATTTTGACTATGAAAATTACAACAAGCATATTATTGACAAGCTAAAAGGTGTTTATAAGCTGTTGGAAAACAGCGATATTTTGATGGTTGTTGGCGCTGATACGATGTTTATGAATTGGCGTATTAAGGTAGAGGATTTAGTTGAAAGAACAGATCATGTCCTAGTTGCTAAAGAAAACGCCAATTGGTGGGCAATTAACAATGATGTCATGATCTACAAAAACACACCTAAATCATTAAAGCTGTTTCAGCGCTGGATTGACGATTATGAAGTTTGGCGTTATTACCCTTGGACATTGCAAGCGCATTTATGGAATTTATTGCAAGAAGATGAGGAAGTTCGCAATACTGTAAGAATTGTGGAATCTAAAGTAATGAATCAACATCCAAAAGATTGGAAAATTGGAGATTATTTAGTGCATTTTTACGGTATGCCAATTGCAGACAAAGTAAAACTTGCTAAGCAATTTCAAGAACATTGGGGTGATGGCACTGCTACTTGGAAAATCAAGCACAACGCTGAAAGACCTGGAGTTATTTAATGTTGCAACGCAACAATTTTATTTCTTTTGGGGAGGAGAAGCGCCCTCCATTCCTAACACCCAATGAATCATAATTTGATGTTTACCCAGATACGCTCATGTAGCCAATACAGAGCTATCTTGGTAAATAGCTCTACAAATGCTATGCTAAAAGCAAGAGTTGCATGACCAGTAATAATCCAAGACAAAACAAAAGTGTCAAGGCTTCCTGTGATGCGCCAAGTAACCGCTTTAAGGAGGGACTTATAGTGACTATCTTCTGCCACGCTTTTTTGCCGTTCTCTTTGCTTTACGAAATGCAGAGTCAGTAGGAGCGCCCTTTGATCCAGGAGTCCTCATCCTCTCGCCTGAACCTTTACGGATACGCTCTCTTTTTTTATGGATGTTGGCATAAAGTCCAGGTTTCATCTGCACCCCCAGCGCCTACGAGCAGCCTTACCACGCTCACCTTTCCAGTGTTTGGATCTAGCGCAAAATGAGCGATGCCGACTGCCTGATTTTTGGGGTGCTTTTAGCTTGCTTCCTGTTGCTCGGTTGTATTTCCTTCTTCCTTTGGCTGTTAATCCTCCGCCTTGGGATACAGATAACTTTTCGCCACGACCAACGGAAAGGTTAGTGCTTTTAGGCATTATTTTGCTCCTTGCATCATCTGCAACATCAATCTTTGTCGTTGTTGTTCAACTGCTTGCTGTAATTGTTGTGCCTTTACTTGATTAAAGTATTGAC